CGTCGGGCAGCAGTTCGGTGAGGTGGACGGTGTCGTCGGTCCCTGAACCGGCGTCGGGGGAGGCTCTCATCGGTCGCTTCTCTCGGGGATTGTCTGCATCGGCCACGGCTGGGTCGGTGTCGAGCTGAGGAGGCTCACGCGCACCGCTGGCTGCACGTCGAGCAGACCACGCGGATGTCGCTGATGTCGTGAATGAGCAGCGCCAGCAGCGTCACGACCCAGCGCGGCCCATCCGGGGTGTGCACCTGGGTCGCCGTCGTGCAGTGGCCGTGCCGAGACATGGTGGCCGCTATCGTGATGGCTTCCCGGCGACTCATCATCGTGACGCGCTCCGATTCTTTGACTACATTCACTGAATAAATCTTTGCCTTACAATTAGTATATCGTTCTTAAACACTATTTCGTTCCCATTGTGGACGCTATTACAGCCATTGTTTTCGTGGGGGAAATCACACGTTTATGGGCGGGGGTAATATCATGGCGCTATGACAGTGCAGCCTGATCAGCCCCCGTCGTTAGAGCAGCGGCTCCGCGCGGCGGTAGCGGGGCTGTGCGCCGAGATCGGCATCAGCGTGGACGACCTGCCCGAGGGGCCATCACCGCGAGAGCTGGGCCACGCGCAGGGCTGGCTCCCGGCTGAGCTGGCCGTCGACTGGGTGTGTGACCGTCCGGGCGAGATTTGAACCCGCGAGACATGCCCTTCGGCATGTGTAGGCGTGGATGCCTACCGCCACCGCGAGGGGTGCGCGCGGTCCAGCCGCCTAGAGGCGCTCTAGTCGGGCTGAATCGCCGCTTCGGCCGCTTGCATACCGGACAGCCCCGAGCACTGTACTGCCCGCCGTGCTCACCGGGGGCGCAGTTTCCTCACGCCGAGTCGGCGGCGGTGAAGTGGAACTCGCGGGTCTCCCGTGACGAGCCATCACCGAACTCGATCTGGCGGGACCCGATCTCCGACGCCCAGCCTGTTGCCACGGTGATGCGGCCCGCGCCGGAGGGCCACCGCAGCTCGGCTTCGGTGCGCGCGGCCCACGGTGCGTTCGACGGCTCCGCCTCGGTGGTGAGGACCCAGTAGCCGGGCGCAGTGATCACCGTCGTGGTGCCGGTGGTGAACCCGGGCACCACCTCCGTTCCGCACGCGATGCAGTGCCACACCGGCTGGTCGTAGCCGCCGCAGTCGGCGTAACCGCAGGTCGCGTCGCAGTCGACGTGCCGAAGGGAGCTGACCAGCGTCGGTGTCGCCGCCTCCCGGTCGGCGTCCTGAGTCGAGTGGTCCGCGCGGATCCACCACCGGTGCTGGTGGCCGTGGCTGTCGGTGTGCCGCCACTTCGGGTCGGGGACCTGGCCGGTCAGGTGCGCCACCTCGGGGGCCACCGGCAGCAGGTCAGTCACCCGCATGGTGGGACCGTCCGCGACACGCAGCGTCCCACCCGTGATCACAGTGCTGGCCATGGCCGACTCCTCGGTAGCGCGATGGCTCGCTGGGGTGACGCTAGTTCTGCTCGTTCCAGGATTACCACACCGTCGCAGGGGGGATGGTCCGCCATGGCGCCACCGTAATCCTCAGCCCGGTCGGGTGATTAATCGGCTTCGGCGATTAATCCCGCCGCCGGATTAATCGCGAATCGCGATTAATCACCCCGCGTCGTGGCCGCGGCGCCGTTCCTCGCGCCGCTCGACCGCGTCGGGGTACCGGGCGGCTTCGGCGAGGCCGCCGCGGGCCTGGGTGAGCAGGTCCCCGGCCGGGTCTTCCAGCACCCTCCCGACCCGGAACGGCCCGGGGTACGCCATACGGCACCGCCGGCAGTACGGCACCAGGCGGTACGCGCCGGGCTCGGGCTCCTCGGTGATCACACACACCGCGGTCTGGTCGACCCCGACCGGGGACAGGTCGACGTGCAACTCGGGCCAGGTGGGGGTGCAGTCACACACCGCGGCCACCGGCGGCGCCATCCGCCGCTCGGCCCGCAGCGGCCCGAGCCGGTTCTCCGCCGGGTAGTCCTCGAACGCCGTCGACACCCGGATGGCCGGGTCGTGCTCGCGGGCCCATTCGGTCCGGTCGTAGCGTTGGGTGGTGACGGCACTGGAGTGACCGAGCCCGACCTGCCGTTCCTCCAGGCTGGCGCCGAGGTTGCGGGCCAGGGTGTTGAAAAACGGCCGCATGTCCCGGCTGCACACACAGGTCGCGAACGGCAACCGCGCCGCGGTCGCCGACCGGCGCAGCAGCCGCAGCAGGTCATCCGGGTTGAGCCTGGTCCGGCGGCGGGGGTGCACGAACAACGGGTCCGCGCCGTACGGGTCGGGCACCTCGCCCGGTTCGGGTTCCACCCGCAACGTCAGGTAGGTCGCGAAGTCGCTGGCCATGTCCGGCGGCAGCCACCGGGGCAGCGTCGCCCCACCCTTGACCGGCACCGCGAGCTCGTAACCACCGGCGTGGTCGTCGGCGGCGCCGGACAGGTTCAGCCGGCACGCGTCACCGGGCCGCAACCCCATCCTGGCCATCACCGCGACCAGCAACTTGCCCAGCACCCCGCCCAGGAGGTGATCCGCCCGGGCCGCGAGGACGAGCTGGTTGATGTGCGACACCGTCAGCCGGGTGCCGGTGCGGGGGTGTTTGTCCACCGCCGGGCGTTTGAGGCTGGCGAACGGGTTACGGGTCCACTCCGGCCGGGCGTCGGACAGCGTCGCGTAGCCGATCAGCGACGAGCAGGCCGACAGGATCTGGTTACGCCGGCTCGGTCCGCGCACCCGCAGGGTGTCGGCTGAGGGGGTGTCGGCCAGCCACGACGCGAACCGGCTGGCCTGCGGCCGGGTGATCAGCAGCGGGTCCACCTGCTCGGCTGAGCACCACGCCACATACACCGACAGGCTCGACGCGTAGGTGTCCCCGGTCGCGGAGCTGGTGGCGTAGTGCTCCAGCAAAAAACCCTCCAGGATCTCGGCGAGCAGCCCGCTGGAGGTGGCCGTGGGCGCGACGAGGACCCGTTCGGGGGGTTCCAGGAAATCGGTGGTGGTCGGCAGGCAGGCCGTGGCGGCGGCCCGGGTCAGGGTGGCCAGGCGACCCCGGGCGGGGCGGGCGGGCTGATTCACCGACATCCTCCGGGTTATTAGACCTTCACCGAGGCCGTGAACCTTTTTTCTCGGCCTCCGGCAGCACCGGCCCGGCCCGACCCGACCCGGTTCGGGTCGGAGCGGAGCGGGCGGGTCAGGTCAGGTCAAACGGGCACAAGGTCACGGCGGCGCTGCGCCGGTGGCGGTTCCGGCTCGGGCTGCCCACCCGGGGACGCCGGGGGCGCCGGGGTCTGCCCGGGCTCGGGCTGGCCACCTTCCTCTTCCGGGACCCCACCTTCCGGGGTCTCACCCTCGTCGGCGGTAGTGCCTTCGTCGTCGGGGGCGTCGGCTTCGTCGAACGCGAGTTCCCGGCGGGCGGCGCGCGGGCTGATGATCGGCGGGGTGGACGTCGCGGCGGCGATGACCACGTTCGACCGGTCGGGGCGCTGGGTGATAGCCGACGCGTCCCACCACACGCACATCGTCTCCGGGTCCGGCACCTTCGCCGCCCGTAACGCCGGCCACAGGATCTTCAACGTGATCGCCACACAAATCTGGCTGATCAGCGGACCGATGTGGGCGCGGACCGCGTCGTCTTGTACCGCCCACGCTGAGTTGCCGGTGTAGAAGACGGTGCCCTCGTGCCGCGCCAGCCAGGTCCCGTTAGCGGTGGTCGGACACCAGATCGTCCCGCTGTGAGTCCGTTCGTCGAGGTTACGGCCCCGGGGGGCGAACGTGGTCCGCCGGCTCATCGCGAGCACATGCTGGGTCTTGGGTCGCGGACCGGTGGCGGTGGCCCCGTCGCTGGTGTGGTCGTAGCGGTAGGTCGAGCGCCCGGAGAGGATCGCGGCCAGTTCCAGCGCGTCGAGCATCGCCGGGTTCTTCTGGCTGATGATCGGGGTCCGGGCGGTTCCCAGGTAGTGGCCGTCGCCGCGGATGGCCGTGTCGATGAACAGCTCCAGCTGCGCCGCGGTGAGCTCGCGCACGAAGCTCGGTGGAACCACCCGCGCCGGGGCGTGCGCCAGGATCTGCTCGGCGGCGGCGGCGTTGAGGACGAACCGGGTCATGCCGTTGGGGAGCTGCAGGGTCCGCCAGCGCGGCATCTCGTCACGGACCCGGGCGTCGCGCCGCAGGTACTGGTAGATCATTGTCTCGCTCACCCGCAGCCGCGCGGCGATGGCAGCCACCTTCACGCCCTGGTGGCGCAGCTGCCGCGCTCGGGCCCGCCGCGCGACCGACTCGCCGGTGGCGTAGCGACCGCCCTTGTCGAGGGTGGTGGACTCGGGTCCGTAGAGAGTGCTCAGCGCCCGCCGGATCCGCGCGACGTTGTCCGGGTTGATCCGGTGCGACTGGTAGAGGGTCACCTGCGGGACGCGGCGGCCTGCGCGCGGGTCGGCCCGGCCCTCGGTGAAGAACCAGGCCAGCAGCTCCACGAACGCGTCGTCGTACTTCGCGGTGGTCGGCAGGTCCGCGTGCGGCGCCGAGAGCGTGAGGTAGTCGTAGCGTTGCTGGTCGGGATCCGGGGAGCCCTGGGCGAGCAGGTCACCGCTGGTGGTCCAGCGTCGGTGCTGATGGTCGCGCCCGTGCAGAATCGGCCAGCGATGGGCGCGGGTGGTCACCGACGAGTGACGGCGTCCGGTGATCGCGACCATGGGCTCGTCGGTGACGTGCCAGGTGTTCACCGCGAGCAGCGGCTGCCACTCGGACAGCCCGGTGTCGTGGTTGAGGGTCAGCACCAGCTCGCCGACCGAAAGCTGGTCGTGAGTCTTCCAGCCTCCAGCCGTCATGATTTCTACATCAGGCAGCGTGCACCAGTGGTTGAGGTCGTCGACACCGAGGACGACGGAGGCGGGGATGTCGAGGTCGGCGGCCAGGGTCCGGCGGGCGGCTTCGCGGAGCACGGGTAGCTGCGCGTCGAACGGGGTGGAGAACGTGAGGTGTTTGAGGTTCGCGATGGTCTCGTCCGCGACCCGGAACATGATCGGCAGGCAGGCGGACGGGTCGTCGGGGTTGGCGATGGCCCGTTTGGCGGCCTCGAAGAACGCCTGCACGAAGGGGTCGACCTGGAGGTTGGCGCCTTCACTGCCGGCGGCCTGCATCAGGGTCGCGGACTCCGGGATCGGGAACACCCCAGCCCCGACGAGCCGGCTCTGGATGTCGGCCCCGACCCGGCGGGACAAACCTTTGAGCTCGTCGAGGGTTTCCAGGGCGGCCTCGAACGCGGAGGTCGCGTAGGTGGCGTCTTCGGGGTCGGGGCTGTAGATGGGGACGAACGCGACCTTGTCGGCGGGCAGCTGCACCCACCCGTCAGCGGCCATCGCCGGGTGGTCGGGCAGTTTGAGCCGCACCGTTTTCTCGGTGGCCTGCTGCCATTCCTTGCGGGACACCACCGACCAGCGGGTCTTCTCCGGTTCCCCGGCGGGGACGGTGGGGTCGGGGTAGCCCACCAGCCACGTCGCGCCGGGGACCAGCAGGTGGATGGCGAGGCGTTTGAGCATCGCGGCCTGCCCGATCGGGCCGTCGTGCAGCTCGGCGAGGACGTCCCCGGCGATGCCGGGTTCGAGGACCGGGTCGGGGTCGGTGTTCGCGGCGCGGGGGACCTCACCGATGTAGAGGTGGCAGCGGGACACCGCCGACGCGAGCCACCCCACCGCCTGGCGGGCCTCGCCGCAGTGCCGGTAGTAGCCCCACGCCTGCGCCTCCCACTCGGCGGGGAACGGGGGCCGCTGGTTCAGCGGTGGGCCGGTGTCGGCGATGCTGGGGACCTGCCCGGCGGCGGTCAGCGCGACCCGGGGAGCCGACGCCGCCACCGACAGCGCCGGGGGCGCCCACAGCGGCTGCGTCAGCGTCGGCGGCAGAGGTGGGGTGGGGACGAAGTAGCGGGTGAGCCGGTCCAGGACGGAGCCCATCAGGCTCACCTGCCTCTCGTCGACAGCGGGCCGGGGATCGGCCGGGCGCCGGGCCCGGGGCGGGGCAGCACAGCGGGCTGGGCTGTGCCCTGAGCGCGGGGGTGACCGAGGCGCTGCGCCCGGTCCAGGGCTTGGGCCGGGTCCAGGCCGAGTTCGATCTGCCAGGCCCGGGCGGCTCGTTCGACCGCGCGGGCGCGGGCGGCGGCGGTCGGCGCCGCCGGTGGCAGCAACACCGCGGCGCCCAGGCAGGACAACGCCACCGGCAGCGCGAGGGCGTCGGTGTCGTCGGTGCGCCATTCGTCGTCGGCGTCCCGGCCGGGTTTGACCCGCCGGCCGGTGTACTGGGCCACCGCGTCGTACTGGGTGGCGGTCAGGGTGATGGTGTGCTCACCGAGGCGGGCGGCCAGCAGGTCCCGCAGCTTCTTTCGGCTGACCAGGCCCCGTCCGGCGCCGGTCTGCTCCCCGGCGTAGTCCCCGATCTGCACGAGGCGCCGCCGCCACGGCGGGTTGTACCAGCGGTCCAGGTGGGTCCGCACCTCCCGGCGGCCCACCGGGGACAGCACCGTCACCCCGATGACCACCACCGGGCTGATCCGCCAGTACTCCGGATACGCCTCGGCGAGGGCCTCCAGGTAGTCGAGCTGATCGCCCAGGGTGGCCTCGTCGGGCAGGAGTGTCGCGGTGTGCGCGTGCAGCACCCCACCGTCGTGGTACCAGAACATCGAGCTGGTGGCGCCCCGGTGCCCGTAGAGGCCGATGTCCAGGGCCAGGACCCGCGCGTCGGGGGCGTCGGGGGCGTCGGTGATCGCGTCCGTCACCGAAATCGGGGCCGGGGCCGGGCCGGGGGCGGTCACGACGCCGCCGCCGTCTGGTACCGCTCCCGGTTGCGGCGCATGATCTCCAGCGGGTCGGGCAGGGCGCCGGGGGTGGGGGCGGGGCGCAACGCGGCGGCCAGGTCGGAGGCGTTGAACAGCCCGTAGGTCGCGGACTGGAACGCGCACTCGTACTCGGTGGCGAACCGTTCCCGCGACATCGACGCCCGCTGCCCGACGATGAACTCCGCGCTGATCCGGCTGACGTCGGTGTAGGGGACCTCCATCCGCAGCCACCCGTCGGCGCCCTTCCCGGACCACTCGGCCCAGTACCAGCCCTGTTGCCCGTTCGGGGTGCTGATCGCGATCAGGTCACCGCCGGTCGCGGCCAGCATCGGCAGGCACGCCGTGTACAGGGACTCGGTGGTGTACGCCGCCTCGTCGATGATCAGCAGGTGGGGGCTGTACCCGCGGACGGTGTCGGCGTGGCCGGGCAGGGCGTAGAGCACCGACCCGTTGCCCAGTTCCAGGCTCAGCGTGTTGTCCCGGACCAGGTCGATGCCCATCGCCTGGGCGAAGCGGCGGACCTTGCGGATCAGCAACGCGGACTGCCGCTGGGTGGGGGACACCGCGACGACTTCGGAGCGGGGCACGGTGTTCGCCCGGTGCAGGCCCATCGCGGCGCCGGTGCTGGACTTGCCGGCCTGCCGGGAGGTGGTGACCAGCGCGCGGTGGGGTTGGCGGCGCAGCAGCCGGGCCTGCCACCGGTCCGGGACCATCCCCGCTTTGCGCATCACCCGGGTCGCGTCGCGGCGGGCGACGAACTCGGAGAGCTGCGTGACGGTCGCCACGGGCTAGGACCCCGGCCCCGGCGGCGGGTCGCCCTCGCTGCCGCCGCTGGTGTCGTCGGGTTCCTGGTCGGGGTCGGTGGCGGCGCCCAACGCGTCCAGGACGGCGTCGTGGGCGTCGGGGAACTCCACCGCCAACCGGTCCAGGACCAGGCCCAACGCGTCGACTTCCCGGGACCCGGCGGCGGCCGCCGAAATCTTGATGAGGTCCGCCACGCCCGGTTCTTTGATCACCCGGAGGGCGGCGGTCGCGGCGGCCAGCGCCCGGTCGGCGGGGATCTTGGAAAGGTCGGCGGTGACCGCGTGCGCGGACAGCAACGCGAACGCCTGAGCGAAGGGCACCAGCCCGGTCTCGACGACTTCGGCGAAGCGGGCGGCGAGCTGGCGGGAGTTCTCCGCCTGGTACTCGGCGAGACGTTCGGTCCACTTGTTGCGCCGCGCCGCGCGGGTCACCACCGCCGCGGAGACCTCGAACACCTCGGCGACGCGGGAATAGGAGCGGCGGTGCCCTTCGTTGCGCCAGTGCAGGAACCAGTCGTGCTGTTCGCCGCTCTCCCCGATCTGCCGGTCCCACGAGTCCCGGTCGGTGGCGTACCGGAAGCTCGACACGTCGGCCCTCCGGTGACGTCGCGGCGGCTGCCGGCGGCCACTGCGTTAACGCCAGACCCGGTGGTGATCACCGTGAGTGTAGGCTGCGGGTCGCCCCCTGCGTCGGTGGTGTAGTGGTAACACGGTCACTGTCCAGGTGGCTGCCGTTAGGTTCGATTCCTGCCCGACGCTCGCGCCCCGCCCGGAAGGGGGGGTCAGTCCCCGATGTACGAGGGCACCGTCCCGGCCGCGTTGCGGTCCATCGTCGCTGAGCACGCCCGGCTGTGGCCGGAGGGCAGCGACGTGTACGTGGGGTCCTCGGGCACCCTGCTGGTGGAACGCACCCTGGCCGGGTCGGTCGGGGCGCGGGGGCTGCGGCTGCACTCCAACGACGTCACCGCGGCCGGGTGCGCCGTCGGCTGGTACTTCGCCGGCCAACCCGTGCCGTTCACGCTGCGTGAGGACGCCGAGGAGGAGTTGGGGTGGCTCCGGGAGTACCTCGACGGGCCGACCGCGACCCTCGCCACGCTGATGCTGGGCGCCAAGTGGCTGCCCTGGCTGACCAAACCCGGCGCGTATCACCAGCGGATGGTCGCCGGGTACCGGGCGCAGTGGCCCAGGCTGCACGCCGCGACGGTCCGCAAACTCCAGGCCGCGACGCTGCGGCTGGAGTCGTTCACCGCCGGCGACGTGCGGCAGTTCCTGGCCGACGCCCCACCCGGCTGCCCGGTCGCGTCGTTCCCGCCGTTCTGGGGCGGCGGCGGGGACACCCAGTCCGCCGGCTTGGAGGACTACTTCACCTGGCCCGCCCCAACCCAAGAACCCCTCGACGAGGACGGCGGAGCCGAGCTCATCGACCTGATCTGCGACCGGCCGTACTGGATCCTGGGGTTGAACGAGGAGCTCCCGGCGCTGGAGCCCTACCGGGTCGGGTACGTGCGCTCCACCCCCCGGGCGCAGCCGTGGTTCGTGTTCGCGCACCCGGGGGTGGCCCGCTACGTCGGGCCGGACCAGAAGACGGCGCCGGTGCTGATGCCCCGCCTCGGGGAACACGACCAGCTCGGGCCGGACCTGCGGTTGCATCCGCTGACGAGCCCGCAGTTCAACTCGCTGCGCTCGGCGTACCTGGGTAAGGGCATCGCGCCCGGGGAGCCGCTGTTCGGGTGCGGGGTGTCCTCCGGCGGCCGGATCATCGGGGCGTTCGGGTACCTGTGGACCCCCCGCTACGGCCTCGACGCCTACCTCATGTCCGATTTCGCGGTCGCCCCGACCCGGTACCGGCGGCTGAGCAAGCTGATCGTGATGGCCGCGATCAGCCAGGAGGCGCAGCTACTCATGCAGCGGGCCGTGTCCCGGCGAGTCACGGGCTGGGTGACGACCGCGTTCAGCCACAACCCCAGCGCCCCGAAATACGCGCGGGGGGTGCCCGGGGTGGTGCTGTTCGCCCGCAAACCCTGCGAGGACGGGGTGCACCCCTGGCAGTTGCAGTACGGCGGGCCGCTGGGGCAGTGGACGCTGCCCGAGGCCCTGGCCCGGTGGTCAGCACGGCACGGGCAGTTGGTGACCGGCGACACCCGCGAGCACGCCGAATGATGATCAGCGTCGGGCTCGACGTCGGGAAGAAAAACGACCCCGCCGCGCTCGCGGTGCTGCACACCACCGGCACCCGCCCCGACAGCCACCGGCCGGCGTGGACCTGCCTGGAGGTGGGGAACCTGCCGCTGGGCACCCCCTACGAGCAGATCGCGATCCGGGCGGTGGACCTGGGCCGGGACTTCGCCGCCGCGGGCTACCCGGTGGTGCTGACGATCGACACCACCGGCATCGGCGACGCGGTCGTCGAGCTGGCCCGGGCGAAAGACACGGAGCTGCACATCGTCGCGGTCACCATCGGCGCCGGCCGGGTCCTGACCCACACCGCCCCCGACGACTACACCGTCGGCAAGCACCGGCTGACCGACGTGCTGGCGGTCGCGTTGCAGCAGGGCGGCCTGGTGCTGCCCGACACCGCCGGGGGGCGGCTGGCGGGGCAGCAGATGGCCCGGTTCGTCGCGGTCCCCACCGCCACCGGCTACCACCGGCATGAGGCGTCGGCCGGGCACGACGACCTGGTGCTGGCCCTGGAGCTCGGGGTCTGGACCGGGGACTCCCTCTACGATCAGGTCGCCGGGGTCGGCCCCTGACCCCGGCCCTCCGGCACCCCAGGGCAGGGAAGGCAGCGACATGCGGTACCCGTACAACCCGGCCACCGGTCAGGTGATCACTCTCGACGACCTGGCGGCGTTCGTCGCCGAGATGGTGGGCTACCGGCAGCTGCCGGGCAGCACCCCGGTCCGGGCGCACGGCCTGATCGAGTTCGACATGCAGTCCGGTCCCCGGCTGCGGCAGGTCACCGCCGACGCCGACCAGCTGGCACCGGGGGGCTGAGCGGTGACCCTCCGGGAGCCCCGCCCGGTCCGGCGCCGGCTGGCGGATCTGACGCTGCTGGGGGTCAACGCCCGCTACATGACCCAGGCGACCTACCAGCGGCTGGTCGCGAACCTCCGCAAGGACGGGTACCTCACCTCCACTCCGCTGATCTACGGCGGGGAGGGTGAGTACCCGGAGGGCCGGGAGCTGGTGCTCTCCGGTAACCACCGGGTCAAAGGCGGTCTCGACGCGGGGATCGAGGAGGCGTGGTTCCTGCTCATCGACCAACCGCTGCCGAACGCCCGCCAGATCGGGTTGCAGCTCACCCACAACGCCGTTCAGGGGCAGGACGACCTGGCGATCCTCAAACAGCTCTACGACAGCATCGGCGACGTCGACACCCGCGCCTACGCCGGGCTGGACGACCGGACCCTGGAACTCCTCGACAAGATCGACGCCCAGTCCATCACCGAAGCCGCCCTCGACTTTTACACCGTCAGCCTGGTGTTCCTGCCCCCCGAGGCCGACCACGCCCGGGCGGTGCTGGACCGCCTCGGGAAACTCGCCGACGGAACCTGGCTGGCCCGCTACGCCGACGCCACCGCCACCCTCGACGCGCTTGCGTCAGCCCACAGCGCCCACAACGTCGGCAACGTCGCCACCGCGATGGGGCTGCTCATCGCGATCGTCGAGGAGCACCTCACCGACCTGCAGGTGGGCTACCTGGACCCGGCGTCGGACAAGGCCCGCCACCAGGGGCACGTCGGGCTCGAAGTGGTCCTCGGGTCCCGGACGGTGCCGGCCGCGCTCGCGGCGACCCTGACCCGGGAGCTGCACCACGCCATCGAAACCAGCCGGGTGCAGCGGGACAAGCCGTGGCAGCTGATCGAGCTGATGCTCGCCGCGTACCTGGGGGCGCAGGCAGCGCGCAGCGGCACCCGCCCCAACCTGGACGGGCTGCCGCTGCTTGACCACCGCCCCTCGGACCACGGCGGCCGGTGACCGCCGGTCAACAGCCGGCGGTGGCGAGCTCCTCGACGACCCGGATCTCTTCCACCGTGGCCTCGGTGCGGGCCAACTCAGCGGCGGCCACGTAAGCGGCGTCGACGTCGCCCATCTGGTGCGGGATCGGGAACCAGCAGGCGCCGACCCGCTGGACCTCGACCCGGAACCGGGTCGCGGCGAACAGCAGCCGCAGGTACTCCTGGGGGACGGGGAGGTCGTCACCGTACTCGTCGACCGGGCCGACGAGCAGCACGTCCCCGACGATCAGGTCCCGGCCCCGCAGGGCACTGTTGTGGACCCAGGTCATCGCGGTGGCCCGAGGGTTGAGCGGCAACCCGTTGAGCTTGCCCTCCTCGTTCAGGTACAAGCTGGCGGCGGGCCGCGCGAACCCGACGACCTCCAGGTCCCCGCCGACGATCCGGTTGTAGTCCCCGTCGACGGGGTCGAGCTGCTCGACCCGCACGGGCACGGTGTGGTCGGCGGGGATAACAATCCCGGTGATCATGGGGTGGTCTTCTCTCTGGTGGGTGGCGCAGGGGTTCAGATCAGGGCGTCGCGGTCGACGTCGGTCAGGACCCACGGGTCGGCGAAGCTGTCGACCTGGTGGGTGAAATGCGCCAGGCTCACGGCGCACTCAGTGGCGGAGGGCAGGTCGGCGAGCACCCGCAGCCCGGTGTAGCGGTGGTGCGCCAACGCCCGCCAGTGCCGCCCGGGGCGGGTGTGCTCCCGCCACACCTCACCGAGGTCGACCCCGGCGGCGGTGACCACCGCGTAGGTGCGGACCCGGTCGGGGTGGGGGCGCCCGGCGGTGACGTCGACCAGGGACACGTCCCGGAAGGTGAACGGCACCGGCCAGACGCCCAGCTCCCGGCGGCTGAACAGCCGGCCGCGTCCGATCGCGGCCCGGCCCGCCGGGGTGATCGCCGGGGCGAGGCCGGGGCCGGTGAAGTCGGCGAGGCCATGGCGCACGAGGGCGCCGAGACCGGCGTCGTCGAGCCCGTGCAGCAGGCCGTGCTCGCGACGTGTCGCGTCGTCCAGGGCCACCCGGTGGGTGGTGATGACGACGGCGTCGCGGCGAGCGGCCTCCGCGGCCCGACGGGCACGTCGGACGCACACCGGGTCGAGGCCCGGGGCGGCGGTGCTCCAGTCGGTGGCGGTCATGGCTGCCTCGCTTTCAGGAGGGGTTACGGCTGCGGGGTGCGGGTAACGACGAGCTGAACAATCAGCGCACCGATCATTAGCACTACGGCGGTCATCAGGCCGTGTTCCCACACGGACCGCCTCTCTATTCGTAAGTGGTCTATACTATGTATATCGCTCAATGGGTCCGGTTTGTTACCATTCCGGCGCATTGTTATCGGGGGTGGGGGGGCGCGCGAGTCCCCGGAAACCATTCCCGGGGGACTCGCGCGCCAGAGCACACACACAAGCAGAGGGGGGAGGCGGGACGCTCGCTTAACCCGGACCGAGTTGCTCGGCGGCAACGACAGTGAGGGCGGCCAGGAGATCCACGGTGTCGCCGAGCTCGCCGGTGGTGTTGCCCCACTGGCACGCGCTGAGCTCACCGTGGCCGCCGAGGGCGACCAGGAACCGGCGGGTCTGACCGTCGGCGGTGGTGATGATGCCCTCGATGCTGGCCATCACGAGCCGCTGGCGGGGGCCGCTTGGGGCGGCTCGGAGTACGGGTACAGCGCGTCGACGAAGTGCTGGCAGGTGCAAACCCGGACCTCCCGAACACCGTTGATCACGTGGCCGACGATCTGGTGGGAGCAGCGGCCGGTCGTGCGGTCGTGGAAGGCCCACGCCCCACCGCACTGGCACACCAGGGGATTGGTGTTGAGCTTGCGTACCGCGCGTCGGTAACCGCGCCAACTGCCCCACCAGAAGGTGAGCAGCGGCAACCCGACCACCAGAAGCCCGCCGAAAAGTGCGTCCATCCTCTCAGCTCCTGTCAGTCATGGTGGGTGTCAACATAGGAAATAAGGCCGGTCTGGATCCCCAGCTACAGCACCCGGAACAGGGTCGATGCTGATCTGATCCAGGAACCGATCGAGGGAGGCCTCGATGCTCGGGCTGCGCAGCAGTTCGGTCACGGTGCAGTGGCTCCCCACGTTCAAGGCGCGGGTCCTCGGGCGGGCCGGTTAGCTCGACGGCCAGCGGCGCGATCACGTGGTCACCCGGCTGCCTTCCCAGACGGGCGTGGCCCCGCTGGGTTCGATCACGCACCAGGCCGGCACTCCGGAGCGAAGACCCAAATGTGTACAGGCCGCCGCCTCAGCGTGATCACGAGACTGGCGGTAAACATCCGGGTCGCGGTCGGTTACCAGCCAGTAACCGTTGGGGTGCTCCACGGGCTGGCCCACGGTCCAGATGCCGCCCACCTTGCCGGGGCAGGCGATGGGCACGATCACGCACCAGGCATTCGAGTTGGCGGCGAGCATGGCGCGGGCCGTGCGCACCTGCTCCTGGCTGGGCTGGTACCAGGCGACCCGGTCAGCGTCAGGGGTGATCATCGGTTTCCTTCCGAAAGCAGGCGGTGATGGTGGCCATCAGACGCCGGCCCGGGCGGTGTACAGGCGACCCAGGGCTGCCAGGGCGGTGCGCTGGGCGTCCAGGGTGGCGCAGAGGGTGTCGAAATGAGCGGCGCTGCCCTGCAGCTCTCCGAGGCTGTTGACGATGCGCAGGCAGGTGGCGGTCGGGTCGAGTGGGCCGGTGACCCGATCGACGATCGAGGCGATCGCCTTGCCCTGAGCCGTGAGCAGCCGCTCGGTGGAGACCACGTTCTGCACCGCGACGAGCAGGGCGAGGGCCAGGTCGTCGTCCTGGTCACCGGTCAACAGTTGCCGCATGCTGACGGTCACGTCCACGCTCCGCAGATTCAGTTCCTCACGCTCGAACATCGCTCACTCTCCCGTTTTCTGTTTTGTCTGTATATGATATATATCGCCGTAGCCCTTCCGGTGTTAACATTTACGGCGCACCGGCGGCATTGTTTTATGTGGTGCGCGTCATGTTGTTTTCGCCGTTTCCCGGCCGGTCAGAACAGGGGTTCGTTGACGATGGGTGGCGGCGCGTCCTGCTCAGAGCGCAGCTCCGGGATGCGCCGGCCTCCGAGCTCGGGCACCTCCTCCCCCGTGGCAGCCGCCCACCACAGCCCGAACATGGTCCGGTGGCACCACTTCCCGGGTTTCGTGAGGTTCTCGAAACACAACACCACCACCGGTACGCCCAGCTCAGCGCCCACCAGGTGGCGGATCGCGTGGGCGGCGCTGCGGATCGCGGTCACACCGCAGCGGTCCAGGCTCGCCCGGTAGGCGGCGGCGAACGCCTGCTGGTCGGGCTCGGTCATGAGGCTCCGGGCGGGATAGACCAGGGGCAGGCGGTGCACCAGCGGGTAGGGCAGCTTGAACCGGGGCCGCCCATTCGACCCCTGAACCGGCACACCGACCATTGTCTGGGGGTTGTACTCGGCGTAGGAACAGGTGCAGAACAGCACGTCACTAATCCTCTCGCAGTGGTGTCGACAGTGAATAGGACACCTATTGATCATAGTCCACAATGGTCCCGCGCGCCATTGTGGGAATAGGTGCCCCATCCGATTCCGGTCTGCGTGGGGCCGCTCAGCTGGCGGCGGTCGAGGGCTGGCCGACCTCGCCGGCGGCGTCGTCGGCGAGGTCGGCTGTGAGCTCCCGAAGCGTGTCGGGGCTCATCCCGTGGGTCAGCGCCACGTCGAGTAGCTCGGCCAGGGTGTAGCCGGGGTGGGCCACCAGCGCGTTGCCCAACGCCGCCCGGGCCAGCGCCCCGTCGCCCCGGTACCAGGCGGCGACGGCGAGCAGCGTCGCCGGCGCCGCCCGGTGCGGTGCGGGCACCCCGCGGACCAACTCCAGCCACAGTGCCTCGGTGGCCTGGGCGTACTCCCCGTCGCTCTCGGCGAGCACGGAGTCGCGGACCGGGAGGTGGTCCAGAGCGAGGGCCAGCTCGACGTACTCGGCGTCGGTGGTGGGCCGCCGCCCGCTGTGCGCGGCGAGGATGGCGGCGACGACCCGGGTGCGCAGCGCGTCCAGGTCCACCGGCCCGGTGGGTGGGTCGGCCAGCAGCCGGGTCCGGCGGAGCAGGGCCGCCGGGTCCGGCGGATCCAGCTGGGCCGCCAGCTCGTCACGGTTGGCGTAGGTGACCAGCCCGGCGGCGGCCGCCATCGCCGCCAGCGGCGAGGTCCGCGGGTCGGGTACCAGACCGTGACAGCTGGGGTGGGTGTAGCACAGCCAGGGCTCGTCGACGGTGATCGAGGCGACCCACAGGGCGTGGGTCAGGACGATCCGGGCGTCGGCGCACACCCGATCCAGGGCGGTGATGAGGTCGGGGCGGGGCGGGGTGCCACCCTCGGGGGCTCCGGCGCCGATGATTACGACGTGGGCGGCGTCGGCGCCGGACTCGGCGAGGTTGCCGACCAGGGTGGCGGCGGCGAGCTCGGTCTCCGGCCCGGCGGCGGGCAGCGCGCAGCGCTGCACCAGGCCCAGCGACGCGACGTTCGGGGATCGGGCGCCCAGTGCGATCACGACGAGCGCGTCGCCGGGGTCGAAGCCGAGCAGGTACGGGACGGCGGCGATGAGCTCACCGCCGTTGCGTAACCGGACGACCGGTTTGGCGGGGTGGGTCATGGCGGGTGGTGTCCTCTCGGGATTAGTCATGCGGTGAGGCGGGCGAGCTGATCGAGCCACCCGAAGTCCGGGCGGACCTCGGGTCGCTGGAGGCGTGCCGAGGTCGCGATCTCGAGCCCGGCGACGAACCACCGGTCCACGGTCCGCTCGACGACGCTGATCCACTGCGACCGGCAGGCGACGTCGGTGCCGTCCGGGCAGGTGTGCTCGTGGGTGATCAGCGCCACCGGCGGCAGCGGCGGGTACCGGGGCTCACGCACCCCGTCGTAGCCCAACGGGTCCGGGGTGGGCAGCTCGCTGGGGTGCGGTGGCCCACCGCCGGCGCCGGAGGTGGTCACTCGCGTGGTTTCTCGGTGCGGTCGTGGACCCGGATCCCGGCGTAGCCGCCGGTCAGGGCGGTGAACCGGCCGTCGCTCATTCGGGCTCACCGTCGGTTCGGGTGGTGCCGGGTGCGTCGGCGTTCGGCGCAGGGTCGGCCGGTGCGCCCTCACCGGGGGTGGTGTCGGCGACGGCCGGGGTGGTGGTGTCGGTGGCGGGCTCGGCGGACGCGGCCGCCACGGCGTCTTTCGCTTCGTCACCGGCCCGGGTGATGGCGTCGATGAGGGCGGGGGCGAGCTGGGCGAACATCGCCGCGTGCCAGAGCTGTTGCAGGCTCCGCAGCCGGACGGCCGGGTCGGGCAGGCCGATGGCCTCGCGGAGCAGCGCCGACCAGTCGACGGTGGTGGCCAGCAGCTGAACCACCGGGGCGGCGGCACCGACGAACCGGGCCGCCGTGGTGAGGTTTTTCAGCGCCTCGAACCTCGCGAGCGGGTCCGGGTGGGCGAGGGCCTCACCGAGCACGGTGCGCCAGTCCATCGTCTGCCCGACGGGCTGGGACGGGGGGGCCTGGCGGGCGGTGCGGTCCCGGTGTCCGCGGCCGATGGGTTCGGCGTCGTCCGGGTCGGTGTCGTCGGTGAGCGGGGCGGTGGGCAGGGCGAGGGGTTCGGGCTCGTCGCGGATGTCGATCAGGCCGGTGCGGGGGTCGCAGCGCATGACGTCGAACACCAGCCAGGAGAAGCTGAAACCGCGTTCGAGCACCCGGGGTTCCATGCTGGTGTCGATCCCGGCGTGCACCGAGCTGACCTTCCACGCCTTGGGTGGCGCCCCGATGGTCATGGTGATGCACACGTCCGCGTCCGATGCCAGCGATTCGTGGCAGTCCAGTTTGTAGACTTTTTCCTTGGTCGGCTGGCCGTTGTCGTCGGTGCCTGAGACGTAGTCGGCGCGCACGATGAACACCACGAGGCCGGGGAAGGTGATCAACTTGGTCATCAGCGCCCGGTAGCGGTCCCGGCCGTCGTTCCACAGGTTGCGTCCGGCGATGAGGGAGGCGTGCGGGTCGCGGGCCAGCCTGCGTTGGTTGTCGTCGCTGGCGGCGGCCCGCCGGTACACCCAGGTCTTGATCTCGTTCCACGCCGAGGTGCCGCTGTCGATGATCAGCATCACGGGGGGCTCGCCCGCGTCGTAGGCGCGGTGGGCCTCGGCCTTCACCGCGAGGACCTGCTCGAAGACGGACCAGAAGTGCCCGTCGTGGCCGACGATGAGGTAGTCGGCGCCGGGCACGTCGCGGTAGGCGTGGACGGTCTTCCAGTCCCCGGCGCCCCAGGGCAGCCAGTACGCCTGCCCGAACCGGGTGTCCCCGGTGGCGGCAGCGGCCATCCAGGACCGACCGGAGGACGGCAGGCCGTCGATCACGATCAGCGGGAACGCGACCCGCCCGTTGGGGACGATGGTGCGCAGCTTCCCCGGCCTGTCGGGGACCAGCAGTGCTGGCGCGTAGGTTGACACGCGAACTCCTCTCGGGGTTCAACAAGTCGTCCCGGGACTCTCCGTGACCTTGCAGGGTGTGCAGGGGAGCCCGGGACGTACTAAGCGGTGCGCTTAGTTCATACCATGATTATAACATGCTAACGTCGCGCCCGGTGGGGGGTGTGGAGTGAGGTTTGCCCTGGTCAGACGCCCCGCGCGGCACCGGGACGGCGACGGGGACCGCACCCCGAGGAGCCCAGCGACCTCAGCGCTGCCGGGCGGCGGTGTCCCGCCGTCCAGGGCCAGCGGTCCCACCGGGTCGGGACACATGTCCCGCAAGGCGACCGCGTCCGGGCCGCTGACCGGCAGCGCCCGCACCCGGCTCACGTCCCGGTAGACCACCGCGTAGCGGCAGGCCCCGGCCAGGCCCGGCGGGCGCCACCGGGCCGGCCCGAGCGACCCCTTCGCCCGGTTGATCGACAACGCGGTCACGGCGAGGTTGCGGCGGTCGTTGGCGAACGCGACCCGTCGGGGCCGGTCCCAGCCCGCCGCCGCGGCCCGCCACGCCGCTTCCAGGGCCACCACATGGTCGACGTCGGCGAGGTGGGGGTCCAGGGTCAGGCCGGTGTAGAAGTCGACGACCGGGCCGTCGTCGCGGCACCCGTCGCCGTCGAGGTCGACGGCCCCGAGAAGGGCCGCGTCCGCCAGCACCCGCTCCCGGGTGTCACAGCCCGCCACGCTGGTCCACCCACCGAACTCGGCCCTGCTGTACCCGCCGGGCAGCAGCACGGGCGCCGCGACGGCCAGCACCGCCACCGCGGCCACCGCCGCCCGCCGGGCACCCCCGGTGGCCGGGCTCATCCGACCGGCTCGCCCGGCTCGCCGGGGTCCGGCTCGCCCGGGTCGAGGAGGTCGACCACGCGGGTCAGGGTGATGCCCGACTCGTCGACCCGGGCGGTCGGGTAGTTCTCGGGCAGCGGCGTCAGCGTCGCCCCGGACTCGGCGGACACCCCACTGACCCGCAGCCCGGCGGTCGGCCCGGAGCCCAGCGTGACCTGCTCGGACCGCCCGACCCACAACGCGGCCAGGTAGGCGTAGTCCAGGTCGACGGGGGCGCCACCGTGCGGCGCCCACACCCCGACCACGACCGTCCACACGCCGGGTGTGGTGTCGTACACGTCGGGGGAGCCCCGGCGGACCACCGCGGCACCCAACCAGACCGGGGTGCGCGCAGGTCCCCGGACCCGGCCGGTGTCCTCGGTCTCGGTGACCTCGATCCGGGCCGCGCCCGGCGCGGTGCTGTAGACCTCGGCCAGCGCGGTGGTGATCTCCGAGATCGGCGCCAGCGGGCCACCACCGGGGCGGGGCACCCGCACCTCGACGTAGTCGGGTGGGGTGGTGACGGTGACCGCGACCAGGTACGGGCCGTGGCAGTGCGCCTCGTCGCCGGGCGGGCAGGGGTCGGGCATAGCGGATCAGCTCCTCACGGGATCAGGGGGGGCCGTCGGCGGCGCCGCCGCCGGGGAACAGGGTGAACGCGTCGAACCAGCCAACCCACGGTGACACCGCCGCCGCCCGCCCGAGGTGCATGTACCGGCCCCGGTGGGCTTTGGCGTCGGCGGTCGTGACCGACCACAGCTCCTTGGTGGTGGCGCCGGTGCTGACGTTGAGCGACCGGGCCCGCAGCCCGTTGGCGTTCACCCCAATCCGGAGCCGCTGCCCGACGCCGAGAGCGATCGCGGTGGGCACCGTGTTGATCGCCATCTGGACGACGGCCCCACCGAGGTAGCCGAACAGGGTCACCGACCCCATCTGGTTGACGGCGATCAGGTACCCGGACTGCTCCGGGATGTCGGTGGGCGCGGGGACCGGCAGCCAGATGGAGTACGGACTGTCGGGCACCCGGCAGATCGTGAACATCAGATACGAGTAGGTCCGGTCCGAGTCGAACGCGTCGAACCCGTAGGTGATGTCGACCGACCAGCTGGTCGGGTCGGCCAGGTAGGGCCACCCCGCCAGCAGGCTGTAGGAGTAGTCGCCCACCACGGTCGACACCATGCTCGGCCCGAGGAACAGCTTCGTGCTGGCGGACTTGTGGTACCCGCGCAGCATCGCGTGCACCTTGTTCGGGGTGTCGAGGTAGCCCAGCTGGCCGTGGGACACCGTCGCGGTGTCCCACAGGCTCGTCTCCCGGCGGTAGCGGTGCCCACCCACCGGGTGCCCGGCCGGCACCGACGCGGCGGCCGCGTAGAGCGGGTCCCCGCTGATCGCGCCGAGCAGCCCGGGGGTGGTCACCCGCTGCGCCCACGCGGTTTGCCGGTTGACGTAGAACAGCACCGTCTTCACGTGGCTGGCGCCGACGACCTTGTCCCGGTAGCTGGCGACGGCGACGTCGGTGAGCGCGGTGCCGCAGAACGCCCACGTCCAACTCGCCGGCCAGGTCCCGTCAGCCGGGTATCGGGCGGCGGCGGCGGCGTTCTCGATCCAGGGCCCGACCCGGATGCCGGCGGCGGAGAAGTAGTCGAGCACGTTCACGGTCGTGCCCGGGGCCTGCCCGGGGATGGTGGACTCGCTGGTGGTCACCACCACCGAGTTGGTGAGCCGGAACTGGCGGATCAGGGCCAGCACACTGGCCAGGTAGATGTCGGTGCGCCAGGCCGGGGTCGGCCGGATCCAGGCCAGTGTCGTCGCGTCGCGGGCCGGGAACTGGAGGTGCAGGATCAGCGGGGTGCCCCACCCGACGGTGCGCAGCACGTCGGCCAGCGACGTCAACCCGAACTGGTTGGGCTCCACGTACCCGAACCACCCGAACTGCGGCGCGCTGGGGTGGTAGGCCGACGCGTTCCAGTTCGTCGCGACCAGCGGGTCGACGGTCGCGGGGGGCTGCTGTGCCTCCCGGGGGTTCCAGAACCCGGGCTCGTCGGGGATGACGTTCCAGAAGTGGCCGGCCTGCTCCTGGACGTACTGGGTGGCCCAGAACGACGCGGCGCCGTAGGCCGCGCCGACGGTGCGGGCCATGGTCTCGTCGGCGAACACCACCGGCTGCCCGGAGGCCACGAACCGGATCGGGACGTGCATGGCGTCGAGGTTGAGGCGCTGCCCGTAGGCGAAGCTGGAGAGCAGGCACTCCGGTTTACACAGGTACCCGGCGCCCATCGCGCCGATGACGATGTGCGAACCGCGGGTTTCGAGGTCCACGACGCTGGGCCCGGCGGCGCCGGTCGAGGTCCCGGGGGCGCCGGTGACGAGCAGCCCGCCGGCCCCGTCGAACCCGAGGCCACCACCGGCGGACAGCCGGGTGGAGAGCAGCTCCGGGGAGCCGCTCCAGGCGATCCCGGGCCCGGCGACCTCCCCACCGTCGAAGGTGATCTCGTAGCCGTTGTTCTCGTTCCCGGTGCCGGAGATGTCGAGACCGAGCCCGACCTCGATGAGGCAGTTGCACCGGTCACCGCAGCCGCATCTAGGCATGGGGGTCCCTTTCCTGGGTGGGGGCGATCGCGAGCACATGCTGGTCGCCGGTGGGGCCGTACACCGCCATCAGCGACCCGTCCTGGTCGACACCGAGGGTCCAGTCCCCGACGGTGACCGGCCCGGCGCCGGGGGTGACCAGCGGGGTGACCCGGCCGGTGACGGCCCGGGCGGCGATCCGGGCGGCGGCCACGGCGGGCTGGCGGGAGGCGCCGGGTCCCCGGTGCTTCACGGGGTCACCGGTTCCCGCGCCGGCCCGCCCGAGGCCAGCGACACCGCGACCCGTTCGGTGTCCTCGGTGTCGGTGCCGGGGCGCCAGGTCACGTCGAGCTCGGTGAGCCGGAAGTCCTGGGCGATCGGGGTGCAGTACCCGACCAGGTGCACCGAGATCACCACCCCGGGCAGCAGCTGCTCGATGGTCACCGGCGCGTGCGGCGACAACCGGGCCCCGTCGGGCACGATCAGGTCCACCGGCGGGGGGTAGCCGTAGGACCGCATCGCGGCCGCGATCCCGTTGGCCACCGCCACGCTGGTGGTGTTCGGACTGGTGCTGATCTTGTCGATCTGGCCGTAGAACGCCACCGGGCCACCGGAGCGCCCGACGATGGGCGACACGTTGGGGATCGGGGCGCCGGCCCCGTCGAGGGGTTGGCCCCCGACGAGCAGGCCCCGGGTCGCGGCGTCCAACCCGTTCTCCACCACTTTCAGTTCCGCCATGAAGTGCTCGTCGGTGAGGCGCAGCGGGTGGCGGGCCAACTGCTCCCGGTCGGAGGTGAGCACGATCCGCCGGCCCACGGTGTAGAAGTCGACCCCGGCGGCGACCAGCTCCCGGACCAGCTCCCCGACGAAGACGGTGTCTTTCCAGTTGTGGTCCAGCGTCGAGGTCTGGCCCGGGGTGTCGCGGACGTCGAGGTACTGGGTCAGCCCGGGGTTGCGGGTCGGGTCCGCGACGGGGAACCCGTCGAGGATCATGCCGCGGATCATGGCGCCGGTGTTCAGCGGAGTCGGCGCCCAGTGCTCCAGCCCGACGGGGTTGATCGCCCGGCGGTCCAGCCAGGCGATCATGTCGCGGGCGTCGAGGACGAACTCGGTGCGGGTCTCGGTCTTCTTCACGATCGGGCCCTGCCACACCAGCCCACCGTTGCGGTAGATCGTCAGCTCGTGACCCCAGGAGCTGGTCTGCCCGAGCCGGCCGCAGCAGTCGGCTCCGGCGGTGGTCTTGGCGACGGTGACCTGCGCGGTGGAGAAGTCGTCGCGGACCCGGCCCCAGTCCAGGGCGGTGATCCCGTCCAGGCGGGTCCACAGTTTCGCGCCGCCCTGGGCGTGCACCGCCGCGGCGTAGGTGGTCGCGCAGCCCAGGGTGCCCATCAGATCAGGTCCGACCGGGTCGCCATGTGGATCTCGATCCAGCTGTCGGTGGCCCACCCGGACAAATCGCCGATGACCTCGCAGCACAACGTCGCGGAGCACTCGAACACCGGCCAGGTGAACGTGCCGCCGGTGGGGCCGTAGAGGCGGGGCGCGGTCAGCGCCGGCCCGGGGCCGGGGCAGTCGAGGGAGGCGCGGGCGATGCGCCCGTCGAGGGTGAGCAGCGACCCGGCCGGGATCCAGGGGACCTGGATCTCCGCGCACGCCACGCAGGGGTCCAGGTCACCGCCGCACGGGGCGCCGGTGGGGTTGTCGTACCAGCGCAGGATCAGCCGCTTAAACGCCCGCCCGCCGGTGAACACCTGCACGACGGGGACCTTCTCGAGCCAGTCCGCGCCGGTGCCTCTCGGGATCGAGAACACGCTGCGCCCGGCGGTGAACGTGGTCCTGGGGAAACACGGGTCCTGGGGTGCGGGGGCCAGCGGCGGTGGGGCGGCGGTGGTCACGCAGAACGGGTCACCGGACAGGCAGTCGGTGACCGTCGGGCAGGTCGCCTGCCACCCCCACGGGTCGTACCCGATGATCGTGTCGTGGTAGACGTCGGGCCGGGCCGGGGCGGTGGGGCCCTCACCGCGGATCACGAAGACGGGTTCGCCGTACCAGCTCGGGGTGCCGGCCCGGACGGTGAACCGGACCTGCGCGGCGACCCCACCAGCGATCGGCGCCAGCCGGGTCAGGGCGGGCCCGTCGATCAGCGCGGTCCCGAACAGCCGCCGCAGCAACCCGTCCCCGCCGGGGGCGGTGTCACCGCCGGTCACCGGGTGCCAGGTGGGGTCGGGCACCGGCGGCAGGCACGGGTCCAGGGACACCCCCGGGCGGGTGGGGCAGGCGGCGTAGACGCACAACTCGTCCCCGGAGCAGCTGGTGCCGCACACCGACCCGCGCAGCGCTGAACCCAGCCAGGACAGCCCGTAGGACATCGACGCCCGGTCGGTGGCGAACGCGATCGCCCGCACGTCCAGTTCCCGGGAGGCGCGCCGCGCGCCGCCGGGGACCCCACCGTCGGCGATCAGCTCGGTCCAGGCCCGGGTGTGGGTTCCGGCGCTGGCGCCCACCAGTTCCAGCCCGAGCAGGCCGTGGAACCCGGCGGACTCGACCCGGCTGGGGTCGTACCAGGGCGCGGCGTCGGTGACCGGGTCGGTGTAGGGGGCGTCGCCGAGGCTGGCGGGCAGCTCGGGCCAGGACCCGAGGACCGCGATCCCGGCGCCGTGCGCGTACGCCTGCACCCGCGAGTTGTTGATCAGTTCGACGCCGCCGAACTGGAGCCATCCCTCATACGCCACGGCGGCCCCCTGGGGTCAGGTCACGCGGGTCCCGTCGGGGTCCAGCAGGGCCAGCAGTTCGTCCTGGCGGGCCAGCAGCGCGCGCTGCTCGGTGGTGAGCTCGTCGAGACGGTGGCCGAGCATGTGCAGGGCATTGATCGTGTTCAGGTTGGCGTCCAGGATCTGGGTCATGACCTGGAGCAGTTGGCCCAGCGCCGGGACCAACCCGGGGGGCACGTCGGGGCTCACGTCGATCATCCTGGCACCGGGGCACGGGCCGGCCCGCCGCGGCGGTCATGCCTGCGCCAGCAGGGCGATGTGATCCGCCGCCCACCGGGCGACGATCAGCGGGTTGGTCGCGGCGGCGTGCACGGTGATCGGCGCGTTGATGTGCACCTCCCGGCCCGGGGCGCGGGCCGGAGTGGTGCCACCGCGGCCGGCCAGGACCTGCTGGTCGGCGAGGATGCGCAGCAGCCCGGACTCCTGCGCGAGCTGAGCGGCCCGCCGCGGCCGGGTCAGGGGGATGACCACCTCGGGGCCCGCCTCGCCGATCTCCGCGACGATCCGGTGGGTGATGATCCCGCCGTGGGCCAGGCGGGGGATCTGCGGGGGTGACCCGGCGAAGTCGGGCCAGACCGACGCGATCCCGGAGTTCAGCCGGTCGATGATGTAGTTCACCCCACTCTTGATCCCGGACACGATCGCCGACGCCACATCCCCGGCGAACCCCCCGACCTGGGACAACCCGTCGAACAGGCTGGCGATCAGGCGCCGGCCCGCGTCGAGCATCTGCCCGGCGAACGCGGCGATCCGGCCCGGGGCCGACGCGATCGCCCCGACCACTTTGTTGATCCCGTCGAGGACGAAACGTTGCGCGGCGGCCCACGCGTCGCGGAAAAACCCGCCGATGATGCCGGGCAGGGCGGCCAGGAACCCGGCGATCTGGCCGGGCAGCGCGGACAGGAACCCCAGGATGGCCCGCCCGGCGCCGAGGGTGGCGTTCACCGCCCCGGTCCAGGCGGAGGTGAACAGCCCGATCAGCAGCCCACCGAGCGCGGCGAGCGCGGCCAGCACCCGGCCGGGCAGCTCGAACACCACGAACATGATCAGGTCGACGTAGAAGTGGAACACCGCGACGGCCAGGTTCCAGGCGGCGGTGAACAGCCCGACGAGCATCTCCCCGAGCGCGGCGAGCCCCGACAAGATCAAACCGGGCAGCTCGAAGATCACGAACAGGATCGCGTCGATGTAGAACCGGACCACCGCGACGGCCAGGTTCCAGGCGGCGGTGAACAGCGCGCCCAGCATGTCGCCGAGCACCATCAGCCCGTCGATGATCAGCCCGGGCAGGACGAGGATCGCGACGAGGATGAGCCCGATCCCGACACCGATGGCGGTCAACACCGCGTCGATCGCGCCGAGGAACACGTCCAGCAGCAGCCCGGGCAGCGCGGTCAGGACGTCGAGGATCTGGCCCGGCAGGGCGGCGAAGAAGTTGCCGACGGCGGACAGCGCGGAGCCGAGGAAGTTCAGCACGGCGCTCACCGCGGACATGAACAGGTCGAGCAGCAGCGATCCGAGGGAACCCAGCGCGGACCCGATCTGGCCGGGCAGGTCGGCGAAGAACCCGCCGATCGCCGACAGCGCCCCCCCGAGCCAGCCGAGGACCGCCCCGACCACGTTCTTGATCATTTCCCAGGCGCCGATAAAGAACGCCCGGAAGCCTTCGCTGGTGTTCCAGAGGTAGATGAACGCCGCCACCAGGCCGACGACCAGGATGATGATCAGCCCGATGGGGGAGATCGCGAACGCGATGTTGAGCAGCAGCCACGCGATCTTCACGACGGCGATGACCTTCGCCAGGGCCCCCCAGATCGCGATCCACGCGAGCAGCGGCCCGACGACCACCGACAGGGCCACCGCCATCGCCGCCAGGGCCACCAGGATCGGTTCCAGCACCGGCCACAGCGCGGTGAACACGGCGACGAGCAGCGTCACCAGGGGGGTGGCCAGCTGCAACGCGATGACCAGCCCGCCGGCGATGAACGCGACGACCTGCCCGAGGACGGGCAGGATCGGGGCCAGGGCGCTGAGCAGGTTCCCGATCGCGGTGGCCAGCTCCCCCAACCGGGACCGCAGGGTCTCGTTCGCGAACGTCTCACTCAGCGCGGCCCCGATCGCGACGAGGGCGGGCCCGAGACCGTTGACGACGTCGTAGAGCACCGCGATCGCGGCGACCAGCCCCGGCCCCAGCGCCACCGCGATCTGGGCGACGATCGGGGCGATCTCCCCGAGCAGCCCGATCAGTCCCTGCAGGACCGGGCGCAGCGTCTCCGCGACCAGCCCCAGCGCCTGGAACACGGAGATCAGCGCGGCCTGGCCCTCCCCCGACGCCAGGAACTCGTTGACCAGGTGCACGACCTGCCCGAGCGCGCCGAGGACGTCACCGCCCCCGGTCGCGGCGGCCCGGAACACCGACGCGACGATCCCGCCGACGTCGACGAGCAGCACCCCGAAGGCGTGCAGCACGACCAGGGCCTGCTCGATCCAGGCGGTGGCCTGCCCGGACTCGGAGATCCGGGTGAGCCAGGCCCCGAACCGCTCCAGCAGCACCCCGGCGGCGTCGGAGAGCCGGCCCAGGATCGGCAGCGCCACCAGCCCCAGGTCCCGGAACCCCCCGACGACGGCGAGCAGCCCGGGTTTCACCGTTTCCACCGCGTGCGCGGTGGTCGCGAACGCGCCCCGCACCAGGTCCACCGACTTGGCCTCGCGGGCCACCCCGGCCAGCCCGGCGCCGACCTCCCCGGCCTCGGTGGCGACCAGCACCATCCCGTCCCGGACCGGCCCGGCCAGGGTGTCGGCCAGGGAGGTCAGCTGCCCCTGCAACGGCCCGAACAGGGCGCCCTGCACCGCGTTGCGGATGTCCAGCAGCCGCGGTTTGAGGACGAACAGCTCCCGGGCCACCGACTGGGCGGCGGGCGCGAGGTGCTCGATGCTCTTGGCGAACTTGTCCGCGTCACCGGACAACGCGGCGGAGAACGCGGCACCGACCCCGGACACGGCCACGGCGAAGGTCCCGAAGAACGCCGCCCCCACCGCCAACGCCGCCGGCAACGCCAGCACGATGCCCCCGGCGGCGGACAGCGCACTGGCGAACTGGAGCAGCGGCACGATCGCCGACGCGGCCCCGGCGGCGATCGTGGAGAACAGCAGCGTCTTCCCGATCGCGGCCAGCGGCGCGAACGCCACCGACAGCGCCTTGTGGGTGAGCATGAACGCGATCGCGTTCCGGAACGACTGGCCCCACGCGGTACCCGCCGCGGTGCCGCCCTTGCCGGCGTCGCGCCCGACCCGTTCCCCGACCTGTTTGCCGGTGTCGCGGGTACGGTCACGCAGCGTCCGGTCGAAGTCCTTCCCGGCCGCCGACGCGGCGGCGGTGACCTTGACCCGGACGTCGTCGTCGAACCGGGACACATCGGCGACGAGCTCGACCGCGGCCTGCGCGATCGGCCCGCCCTCGACGGCCACGGCTGTTCACACCCTCTGCTGGGGTGTGCCCGGCCACGGGGGCGCCAGTCGGCACGGCGGATCAGGCTCTGGTCGGGGCTGAGCCTAACGCCGCAGCCGGGCCGGAGCGCCGTCCCCGCGCGCCGCGCCCCAGCGTGCCCATCGCGGTCAGGAACGACGCCGCTTCCCGCTCGTCGTCCCAGGAAGCCGGGACCGGGTCCCGGTCGGCGCCGCTGACGGTGCGCGGCGGGGGCGGCGCCCACACCTCGGCGTCGAGGCGGGTGAGGTCGGCCTGCTCGGCGCACAACGACCGCCGCCACGCGTACACCGCGGCCACGCACCGCCCGATCGGCTGGGCCAGCGGGTCCAGCGAGGCACCCGATGCCCACCCGTCGAACAGCACCCAGTTGCCCCACGCCGCGGCCGCGAGCCGGCACGCGGCGTGGAACTCCATCCCGCACACGGCGCTGAGCACCGACTCCGCGACCCGTTCCAGGTCGTCCAGGTCGAACGGGTCGTCCTCGTCGACCAGCCGCCGGGACAACCGCCGGGCACCGTCACCAGCCAGCGCGCCGGGCACCAGCAGCAGCCAGCACCCGGGCGGTTCGTGGACCATGGCGTGCAACCAGTCCCGGGTGTCCCCCGGGGGCAGGGTGTAACTGTCGCCGTCGACGTCGAACGTGAGCGGCATCCTCGCCGGGGGTCCCAGATGGCGGTGCGCCGGGTTAGTCACGGCGCCGCGCGGCGGCCCGGCGTGCGGCCCGGTTGGTCAGCAGACCCTGCCCCCACCGTTCCATCAGTTTCATCACGATCTCGGCGATGTCCCCGAGGTCCAGGTCGTCGCGGGTGTCTTTCAGCCGGGTGGCGACCATCAGGGCGTCCTCCCCGCTCAGCGACGCGTCGAGGAACAGCGCAATCGCCCACGCCTGCTGGCCGGGGGCGGCGCCGGTGGCCAGCGACGCGGCGGTGAACAGCAGGATCACGTCTTTCGGGGGGTGGCACACGAACTCGAGGTCGAGCTCCTCGTGCACGATCTCCACCGGCTGCCCCGTCGACGGGGTGGGGCTGGGCTCGATCACCACCGGCGCCACGTCACCGTCGGCGGGCCAGTCACCCCAGCGGCGGGCGAGCTCGGCGACGAGCTCGATCGTCGCCGAGAGGTTCACCGGGTCGGCCCGGTCGATGACCCGCGCGAAGTACCGGTACCGGTCCTGGGCCTCCAGGGTGGAGTTCAGGAACTGGAGGATCGCCGCCGCCCGGTCGGGGCCGACGACGTCACCGGCGGCGACCACCTGCGCGGCGAACAGCACACTGTCCTTGGGGCGCTGGACGGTGAACTCCTCACCGCAGAACGTCACCGACACGGGCTGGGCGAGGCGCTCCTTCCGGGGGGTGGTGAACGTCAGTCTGTCCGGCGGCGGCGCCATGAGGGCTCTCCTGGTGGGCAGGGTGGGGCGGCACCAGCGGCCACCTCCCGCCAGACCTGGAGATCACCGGCATGGTAACCAGCCCAGCGCCGGCCGGACGCGACGCGAGGACCCCGGGGCTGCGCGCGACCGGCCGTAAGGTACGGCCATGACCACGGCGGACATCCTGGCGGGACTCCGAGTCGACGACCCTCGGTGCGCGCGGCTGCTGGCCCATATCGCGGAGAACTGGAGGTGGCGGGAAGCCGTCTACGTCCAGCACCACACCTCGGCGGCACTCTTCGCCGGCGCCGACACCAGGTTCATCGACCACCTGGAAGGGGAGGCGCAGCGGACGTTGAACGCGGGCGTCACCGACCTGCTGGTTCTGAGCCGTGCCCTCACCTGGTGGGAGGTCCCGCCCTGGTCCGCGTCGCGGACCGAGCCCGGTGGGCCCGACCAGCAGGACTGGCGCCTGCTGGAACGTGGCCAGCTCCCGACCCGAGCCCAGGAGCTGGTCGCCGCCGGCACTGAGGTGGGGTCATTCATGGTCCGGGCGGAGGCGCTGACGCTGCCCCCGTTCGTGTCCGACGTGGGGCTGATGGCGGCCGGGGCCGCCGGGTCGTGAGGTGCCAGGCGCCCAGCGCGCCGACCAGCACCCGCACCAGCAGCCCCGACAGCACCCGGCCCACGGTGGGCGGCGGCAGCGGCGGGCACCGCCCGGGATGCAGAACCACGGCCACCGCCCGCTCGGCGACGTCGACGGCGCAGGGCAGCCGGGTCACGCAGCCGGGGCAGGTCCCGCACGGCCCCGGGCCGGCCACCAGGACCAGCGGGGCGGGCAGCGGCAGCACCCACCGGGGCATGGCCCGGCCCGGCCCGGCGCGGGCCGCGTGCGCGGCGCTCACGGCACCGGACGCGGCGAGCAGCGACGCGGTGAGCCGCTCACGCCGGTCGACCACGGTCACGGCGACATCTGCGCGACGGTGATCGCGCCGTTCGCCCACCCGCGCAGACGGTCCACCCGGCCCCAGATCCAGGCCATGTAGCCACCGACGTCGGCGGTGAATCCGACCGCGATGATCTCGGCCTGGGCAGAGACGTGCAGGGAGGTCACGTCGAGGGACCGGGCCCAGGCAAGCAGCCCGGCGGCCGCGTCCTCAGTCCCGGGTTCGACCTCCACATGGTGCAGGGTTCGCCCGATCTGGCATGACACCTGCGCCAGGTCGGGGTGGGCTCGCCGGTGCTCGGCCACCGCCGAGACGAACCCGTCCGGGCTGGTCTCGGCGGGCTCAGGCATCGTCCCCGCCGTCCTGCAGGGGCCTGCGGTCCACGTCGACCTGATGCTTGTTCCGAAGGTAGTCGACCAGGGCGGTTTCCACGATGTCCTGGATGTCGACGTCGAGCTGGGCGGCCAGTTGCCGGATCGCGCGGCGCAGCTTCACCGTCATGTTGCAGTTGAACGACACCATTTCATCGGGACCCAGCGCCAAGCGACGACGGCGCCGGGACCGGGTCTGCACCACCGGGGACGCGTCAGCTCCCAGCCGCGGTGCGGGCGCAGGCTGGCGGGGGATCCCACCGGTCAGTTCCGGCGCCGGTTCGGTATCGCTCCGCCAGGCGGGGTGGGTGGACGCCGCGGCCAGGGGGCTCGGTTTGCGGTCGCCGGTGGCGGTCATGCCGCCGCCGGCTCACGGCTCAGCAGGCGGGTCACGACCCGGCCGTAGGTCTCCCCCAGCACCCGCAGCCGCGGCTCCGTCGACTGGTCGAGGCGGACGCCACGGTTGATCGTGGTCTTCACGCTGGCCCACAGCGGGATGGTGTCCTCCAGCAGCGGGGCCTCGGGGAAGTACTCCGCGATCTCGGCGAGCTTCGCGTTCTCGTCTTTCGTACCGCGCCACTTGGAGATCAGGATTCCGGCGTAGCCCAGCCCTGAGTTGTCGTACTGGCGCACCCCGTCGATGGTGGTGCGCAGCTCCACCAACCCGGTCTCCGACCAGCGGTCGGCCTCCATCACCACCAGCACCAGGTGTGCGGCGGTCAACGCGTTGAGCAGCAACGTCCCCAATGCCGGGGCGTTGTCGATCAACACCAAATCGTAGTCGTCGGCGACGGGGCGCAGGGCCTCGACGAGCCGGTGGCAGCGTCCCCGCTGGGACACGCTGATCAGGTCCGAGGCGGTGGTCAGCGCCTCGGTGCTGGTCACCGGGGCGAGCCAGACACCCTCCCAGATCCCGGGCACGATCACCTCGCGGATCGGAACCGGGTTGCTCGGCTTGATCGCGTCGGCGATCGACCACGTGCGACCCAGGGTGTCCGCCAGGGAGTCGGTGGTGTTGCCCTGCGGGTCCAGGTCGACCACCAGCACCCGGCGGCCCTGCGCGGAGGCGGCGCCGGCGAGGTTGATCGTCGTGGTGGTCTTCCCGACGCCCCCCTTTTGCATCGCTGTGGCGACCACTGTCGCGGTCATGGAGAAACCCCTCTCAGCGTGTGTGCCCTGACACGTCAACATCAGATTACCACTGTGGATGTGTCAGTGCTGTGACGTGTCGGTGCTGTCGCGCGCTCACGCTGACCGGCTGACCAAGTGTCGGTGTCTCTCCCCTATCACGGATCAGCTCTGACGCACTGTGACGTTTACGTGCGTACACGGTTCAGCGTTGTGGAGCTAACAGCCAACAACGCCGAGACGCCGACACGCATACCTACTGACACGCTTGATCTGGTGAAGCGTTGAGGCGCTGATCTGGCTGTGCCTGCTCAGAGCGTCATTTTGGCACTCACCTGCCATTTGCTCATCGGCGCTGATCCGCTTCTACGTCTCAAGGTGTCCACAGTCTAGCGTAGTGACGCTGTAGCGCTGAGCAGTTGATCCGCTAATCGGTGACAACGCATACACGTCGATCCGCGTACCTCCTGAACTGGTGTCCGTGCTGACAGGCTCACACGCCCATGTGGTGAAGCGCTGAGGCGCTGATCTGGCTATGCCTGGTCAGGGGATTGTTTGGACCGGGGGCTGCCACCTCAACGGGGGCCGGGCCCCCCCTGGATGGGGCCCGGCGAACCCCAATGGGTGGGAGCACGTAGACGAGAGCGCCACCAGCTCCGCGTGG